CAATTCTATTAACAACAGGTACTGTAATATCTTCTGGAATTGAAAATGTATAACTTTCTGATCCAAATACATTTGATACTGCACACACACCTGCTTTGAGTGTCAGTGTAAGAGGTTGTATTGATGCTCCTGATGTATCGACTATAAAAGAAACAAATGCCTTTGAAGAGGTCTTTGACCTAGGTACATAACCAATATTACGTGCAAGAGAGACTACATTTTCTCTGAGAGTTGCACTATCAATAAAAACCTCATTTGCAATCATGTTTGCGTTAAAGGAATTCAAGTAAGTATTGTATGCTAAAATATCGATAATTGCAGATAAATTAGATCCTTCGTAGTCAAAATCAGTAAAATCTGAATTTGCTCTTAGATAATCTTTAATCGAAATCTTAATCTGATCAAAATCTAAATTTGAAAAATTTATCTGTGGCATCTATCGTACCGTCTGGAGTACAAAATTTAATCTTTGTGGAGCAATTGTTGCTCCTACGATATTGTAATCAATTAATACATCATATGAATCCTGATCGAAATCTGGAGTAACATTAATTGTGTTTATTTCAACTCTTGGTTCGAAGTTAGTAATCACATTTCTAATTTCAGACTCAATTGATGATGTAACTCTGGTGTCTAGAATTTCAAATAGAGATGAACTTAATTGTGTACCAAGAAGAGAGTTAAAAGGTCTCTCTCCCATCAGAGTCAAAACTAAATTTCTTAATGATCTATTAATCGCATTTACGTTTGTGAGCGTTAAAATGTCATGAGTAATCGGATGAGCCTTAAAAGAAAGGCTCACATCCTTAAAATACCTAGAAACATTCTCTAATGCCACAAAAATATACAAATACTGACTTATTTATATGCCAAAAATAGGCTCTGTGCCATATTCCCAATCATCATAGTCATCATCATTGCGAATTTTCTCATGAATTTCTTTTTGAATATGAAAATCATGTCTTTTTGGAGTCATATCATCATGATTTATTTCACGAAGCATTCTCGGTGCTCCATAATCAGTAATCAAATGAGTTGTGCCCCATTGACTTTGCATGTAATTTGAGTCTCTGTCTGCTGGTTTTCCCATTTTTTTGCTTCTAATTGGATTTTTTCGAGTTGCTTAGAGAGAAGCGAGCGCCCTTTCTAATTATAAGACTTTAAAGTTAATTATAAGACTTTAAAGTTAATTATAAGACTTAAAAAAAGCACCTAGAAAAACTTCCAGATGCTTTGAGAGATTATTTTCCTTGTCCTCTACGAGGTTTTCGTGCCTTATTTCTGCTTGTATCAGAGTATTTTGTATTCTTCCCATTACCCTGTCGAGTATTTTTGGGATGAGATTCAACACCTGACGATCCACTCAGTGATTTACGATTTGACATAGTTTACCTTAGATGATACGAGTCTTTTCATGTCCCACACGAATTGTAGGATCACACCAAATTTCAAATCCTTTTTCCTTTGCGTCCAAACAGAAGGATACGTCCTCACCACACATATCTTGCACTTCACCAGAATTGAATCTTTGCATCTTTGGAGCAAACCAAGGATATTCAAGATTCTCAAACACACCCTTCTTAATCAAAACCCAACCAAAACCAGTATAATCTACAGTGAAAATCTTCTTACGCTTGGGCATTGATTCCAATGTTTCATGATTCATCACTCCACCGTTATTCTTGAAGTCATCTTCCTCCAACCAATGTGCAACAGAAGTTGTTTGACCATCTTCAGTGCAATACCATCCTGACATAATATCCTTGTCATGATAGACAAGTCGATAAAACTTTTCGGTATCGAAGACAATATCAGAATCAATCCACAACTGATAGTCGTATTCAAGTTTTCCATCCCAAGGTTGTTGATTTGGTCCTCTTAATACATTTGCACCAAGACACTTGCAACGGGCAAAGTTGACCATTGAAGAATAGTCTTGAGAGATTTGTATACTTGCACCAACCTGCACCAAGTCAAAGCACAGTTGCACGAAATTTTTAAGAAAGATATAGGAGCAACCACGGCCTGGAAGACAAAAGACAATTGACTTGCCCTTAATCATTTCCTTTGCAACTTCAATATCAAACTCATCCTTATTCTTTTCTTTTGGCGTATTTGCCAATACAGTGAATCCTTTTGCCATAAAAATGTCAGAGTAACTTTACAATTTTAACGTCTTATTTAGTATTTGTCAATATGATGGATCTTCTTTATATTTGTCTGGGAGTATTTCTAAAATCTCAACAGATTCTAGATCTAAATTTTCCTGTGCGATTTTCTCAAGTAGTTGTTGATATGTCAAACTATGTGCAAGCACCTTCGTGCCGGGACTTGAAGAATATACATGATACAGAGAATTGGTTTTTGACATAAAAAATTTTGAAAAAAAATTTTATAGGGAGATGTTTTCGATAATCAATTTGTCACTCTCAAAGGTATAGTCGAGAATGTCTCCTTCCTGCCATTCGAGAGTTTCTTGCAACTCGGGGGGAATGTAGATGTAATATTCATCTTTTTCCGAATTGTATCTAAATTCTGCAGTGTAATCCATAGGAATATCCGATTTTCAATTTTATATATTCATCTCAGAAATCTCACAAGTGCCACAGCAAAAATAAACAAAAAAATATTCAAAAAATTTTTTGGATATCGAATTATCCATCCTGCTAAAATGACCTTCCAGAAATTCCAATATGGCGGGGATTTTTTTATTTTATAGGGAGTCATATCGAGCTCGCGTTTTCAAAGTTTTATAGCTTAGAAGGACCCATTTTTTTATGAACGCACCGCCGCCCGCCATCAACATCGAAGGGCATCAAATACCTGTCATTCACTGATGCTTACACGCATATAGATTCACGCATAGATTAACACCTCTGCACTGACACTCAGATCATCAAACTCTTCCAATTCCACTGCTCTCACATTATACTGCATACGGCACTGATTGTCAACCTGCATGATACTTTCATAGACTGTGATATCACACACTGGCAATGGCACGAATTCACTTTTGCTCATGATTAGACCTCTAAAGAGTTTAGATAAGTAAGAAACTTGTTTAATACGTGTCTGCCCTTTTCTGGGGACATTCTATCAATTCGCTCCAACACTGATGCTATCTGATCGTGATAATACTCCGGTACTCTGATACGCACTGTGACACCTGGTGTGTGATACTTAGGTTTGAATACCACTGTCACAATTCCTCAGACATATGCTCAAAGACTGATATCAACTCCCCCACACTATCACGTCCTGACTCTTCAAGTTTCTGCATTAGATTTTGCATTGGTATGATAAGTTTAGACGCACGGTGAGTAACACGTATAATACGCATTTCACCAAGATGATTGTATTTAAGTGGTCTCATAGTTTTGTTAACATAACCCCCCCTTATTTGACGAGTTATGTTAACAAAACCCCCCCTTATTTGACGAGTTATGTTAACAAAACTCAAACACCTTGGTATCACTCAACAACGTCATAGTAGATATCACATAACTCACGAAGTTTGTCCTCGGAGTATACAATCAACTGTGCTAGATCTTGTTTGCTTACGGTAATAGGATTATACCCTGCCCACTCAACTAGATCCCTTAGACAGATACTCTCAGCACACTTATCACTCTCAAAAATATCATCGAGTAATTGCACACTTTCTTCTTCGATGCTGCTGATTCTGGTGTAAGTAGTCATTGGAAGGACCTGTGATTGTGTTTACAGTATAACCGAAAGGGATTCGATTGTCAAGGATTTGATGATGCTTGTAGACGGTCTCAGAGGTGTCTCCGAGGTCTTGACATTTCTGGAGAATGCTGATAGAGTGCAGGCTTACATCACCAAAACTATGAGCATTTAATTGCTGCTTTAGAGACAACAACTATGAGCATTTAATTGCTGCCTTAATCATCAAATAATAATCACTATTTAACACTTACAAATACATTTTTTAACACATTTTATTATATCTTAATTATACCATACATTGCTCAATAATTGATAGTTTAGGTTTCTTCATAGATGTATAAGCAGTAGTCTCATCTTTCACATCTCCACTAATTACCTTTCCTGGTTTCTTATAGTTAATGGGGCGAAAGAATTGTCCACTCTTGGTATCAACAAACCCCCAGACTGTTCTAACTGATTTGCCCTCATTGTAACAGAATATGCGATCACAACAGAGCACAACGCGAATAACATTGGTCTTAAACTTTTCAGTCTCATAATGATAACCTTCAGGTGCAATATGTGGAAACTTAATTCTCATTTGTTTAATGGAGAATTGTAAAATGATTTGAAGACGGTAATTAAAATAATTGTGGTAGCAATTACACCAACTGCACCTAGGTAGGTTACAGCATCGCCAGTGAAGTTGTAGGTTTCGATCATTTGATTTGTTTGAGAGTGAGTGTGTTATATCAGTCCAGAGTAGAAATACCAAGAATAGACTCAATCAGTGGCGACTCGATATAATCGAAACTCACATTATCAGCAACGAGTGCATTCAGAATTGAAAGAATCTCTGCACCAGTGTTACCTTGAGCCAGAAGTGAAAGCATTACAGACTTGGACATAATAACAAAGAAGAGTGTTAGTCAGAGTGTGAACAGTGAATGTCTATTAGAGGGCGCATCTCATTCCCTTGGTGTTATCCCAGACGCATAGAGGAGAAGAAAGGAACAACTGTTAATTGACCGTTGCCAGTATACAGTTTAGCGAACCAAGTATATGCCTTTTGAAATACACTTTCACCAGGCAATCCATGCACCTGAAGAATAGCATTCAGGCGAGACTTAGTGGTGTTTGACTGATACCCACCATCATAAAGACGAATGAAACCATCACCTACCTCTGCAATCTTATTACGATGCAGATACACATAAGAAACCCCATTGATATACAGAACTTCAGTATTTGCATTCTTCCAATTCACTTTGTTTGTGATGGCAGCATTCATTTGGGATTCGATCTTACGCATTTGATCTCCTTTTGGTGGTTTTCTTGATTACCTTAGTAATATAGCAGCACCCTGTCCCGCATGGGCGATTTAGTGGACAGTTGCTCAACTGGCACAAGCACCCAGAGACATTGTGAAGAATGTTAATCAAAGCGCGATGAAATATCAGCTCCGGGCAGTTCATAGTGTTCAACTGCTGCCACAATCTCATCTTCTCTAAATGCAAACTGTACAAAGTAATTGTTATCATAGATGCTGTACTGTGTGAACTCTACAGGTGCATAGTTTCCATTATCATCCCAGTTGCCACGTTCGGAAACCGATGTAACAATAGTATAAACCTTGTTTGTATCTGGAGAAGTGAAAGTTGTTTGTGTCATTTGAGGTTTGAGAGTGTGAAAGTTGTGTTCATACTATAGGGACACTACCATTTGCCTTGCTGAATGAGAATCTTCTTGATCTCGCTATAAATGAACTGACGAAGTTTAGCATCTGTGGTGTGATCAAAAGCATAATGAAGGCGATTCAAATACTCATTCTGTGTCACACCTATGTTACCATTACCACCAAGATCATTGAGTGAAGAACCTGCCTTAGATTTGGGTCGCCCAAAGTTACCTGTCACATTACCAGATGTTCTCAGTTTAGGGCGAATCTTTGAAAGGTTGGAGTAAGTCATCAGGG